GCATCTGTTACGTGGAAGTATTCAAGGTCATTCAATACGGCTGAAATTTCAGCAGAAACAACGATGAAGTTGGCTCCACCACGAAGTGTAGATTTCTGAATCTGTGCCGAAATCATGTTAATCTTAGTCATAAGAGTCTGGTTCCAGTCTTTCTGTGTGTAAACAGTTGATGGAGTACCAATTCTCTGCCAACCGTTGTAGTCCCAACGTGCCTGCCAAGGAGCAGCTTTACGGATGTCACGAAGAATCTCACGGTCAACCTCAGCAGCAATCTGCTCTGAAAGGATAGCGGTCAATTCAGCCTCAGCATCAATATTGTGGAAGGCGGAAACGTCTTGCGCGAGTTCAGGTGACCAAGTAGCACGAAGTTTACGCTCTTCAACAGAAACAGTTACTGAAGTAAGCTGGAATGAAACCTCACCCATTTCAGTTTCGAGTTCGAGTGAATCGTACTCTGCCCAAGCAACTTGGAAGTCAGCAGCAGGGTCAATTTGAGTGTTAGGGTTCAAACCGATGTAACCGTTGATTGTAGTACCCTGGTTCTTGCAAGGCTTTGTAAGGTCAAGTTCGATATAGATGTGTCCTTGTGGGTCACAAGTAGGAGCGTAATCTACAAGACCGGTTGCATATTTCTGAGTAACAACACGGAACTGGATTGACTCACCCTGTTTGAAAGTAGTATACTTACCATCTTCGCTATCGTCAGTGAAGTCTTTGTTAGCAATAACCTTCAAAGAAGCAAGGAATGATTCGGTATCCATTTCGTTACCATCAGGACCAATCAAGTGGCCTGCATTGAACTGACTGAAACCACCTACTTTAAGCATAAGTGAACTGATTGAACCGTCGAGTGGGCTAACTGGAATGTCAGCAGGGTCAACGTCCTCATAGTCTCCGTTAGGAAGGATTTTCACAACAGAAGCCTTACCGACCTTAATAGTCACCTTACCCTTAGAGTTGTCGAAGAGGAAGTCATTGTAGAAGAGGTCATAAAGAGTCTTCTTCATATACTTCGTTACTTCAGGCTCTGTGGTATCGGCATCTGTCTGAGTTGGCTGTACGACCTCATCAGGAAGATAGTAACGGTTTCTTGTGTTCCAAGTTCTCTGGTCATCGGCATCGAAAGCAACAGGATTTCCGTTCTCGTCATAGAGGCGGTTCTTCTGTGTTCTCTTGTAACCCATAAGACCAACATGGCGGCCAGTGTCACCATCGGTAATCTGAGTGTCAGATGCGAAGTCCCATTCACGTTCTGATGTTACAGGCTTGATGAAGAACAACTTACCGATAGGAAGGTTCATGGCTTGAACTGAAACGATATCGTTGGCAAGCAATTTACTGAATACACGTCTAATCAATGGGAATACAACAGTCTCGAATGAGCCTGAGTTATCTGATGCAGTAGCCTCATAGATGAGGTGCTTTGCCTGGTTCTCATAAAGAGTAGAAACAGTCTCCTTGATGTGACCTTCAAGACCTTTTACAAGGCCAAGTTTCTCCCATCTTTCTTGAATGTCTGCTCTGATTTTCTTCTGGGCGTTAAGTTCGATAGAACCGACTGCGCCGCTTGTTAATAATTCACGCATATGTTTTTATACTTTTTTCTTTTTATTTAATTATAAATATCAGTTTTTACGCAAAAACGTCTGAATTAGAGTTTGTTAAGTCTTTCCATAAGGCTGAGTGTCGCTGAAAGGTCTGCTGACTGATACATTGTTGTTTCAACCAACTGTGTTTTCTTTGATTCTGCCAATTGGTTATCAAGTTTTGTTTCACTTGTATTATTAACCTTTGTTGACTTCTTCAATTCCTCTGAAATTGTGTTATAGAGGGCCTTACCTTCGTTGATAGTCTTAACACTGTCAAAACGTTTGATAATATTCTTCTTCTCTTCGAGTGTAGTACTGTTTTCAGTAACCAACTTGATAATGTTTCCGAGGCTGCTGTTCACTACGATTGCTTCTTCAAGTTTGTTCTTAATTGACTCTGCAATGTTTCTCAATTCCTTGTTCTCCAAGAAGATTGCATTAGCCTTTCTCTTGATAGCGTCGATGCTTTCATTTGCCGGTTCATAGCCTTCGCCAGTACTTCTTGTCTGTTGTCCACCTACATGTCCGTTTCTTGCGAACTTCTGGTGACTGTTGGTGTTTGCGTGTGTCATACCGTCACCTCTTACGTTTGCGCTGTTCTCAGTTGAAGTCATTGTTTCATCGAGTTTCTTTTCACATTCGCAAGGGTTCTTTCCGCATTTCTCACATGCTTCACCTTCATTTACCTTTGTTTCTTTACTGCCATAAGGTGACATATTTCCTTTATGTCC